CGATTCGATCTGTTCAAGGAGCTGCAGCGAAAGAGGGAGTAGTTGTTAATTTGACTACTCCATACGACAAGTGTCCTATTGGTTCGTATCCTTGGAGGTGTTGGGTGGTTGCTCTAACAAGAGGAGTAAATTTGATTTGGTTGAACGAAAGCGCAGCTAAATCATTTTTTCCCTTGGATCTCATAAATGAAAACTGTAGTGTTGATGGGAGAACCATCATCCCGTGCGGGATAGCTCACGATCCTATCGTAAAATTGAGTGTTGCTGAGTCGATTGCTCATGATGATGTAAGAATTGAGAGCACTCTTTCATACACAAAAAGTTTGTCAGCCCTTGATAAGTATAGAAATGTCTCACGAGCCGCAGGTTTCAGAATTCGGCGGTTAATCGAACTCTCAAAGCAAGCAGGCAGAGCCATTTCGAAGATCATTGACTTGACACCAGGAACCGACCCAACCGCCACAAATAACAGAAGACTTTCACGTGAATTATCAACTGTCATCGGATTGAGCACAATTGAGTATGCCAGTAGATTTGGGGGAAGAAAACAAAAGAAGTTGTGGAGATGTTTCCCGGACCAACATGGTGTCTGGCAGGTTGAAGTTGGGGAAGATTTGAAAATCGAAAATGCAGTGGTCATCATTGATGCCCCAACTCGTCCAAAGTGGGTATATGATGATAAGAGAAAGACAACCATCTTGGAGTACATCGATCATGAATTCCTAAAAGGTTACACACAAGAGTTGACTGGGGCGAACAACGTTGTTCTGTGTAAGGTTAGCTTACCAGAATTTGTCGGGAGGGAAATCGCATACAGTTGTACAAATGTGCAAAAGCAGCTATACAACCCTGAGGAATGGTACGTGTTAGTGGAAAAGCAAGATGCAACCCCGACAATCCTGTCAACAAAGAGTTCTGGTTGCAACCAAATCAGAGGCCATAGAGTCCTAGATTTGGTAAGTCTAGTCCTGAAGAAGGAGCTACAGAAGAGATGGTGGTATGAAATATGGAGTATTGATGGCCAGTATGTTGACAAAACTGATACACAAGGAACCGGTAGTCAGTTTGTGTGTATAGAGACCGACCAAATCACGAAAATGGCTCTGCGACCAACGAAGGATGGTCACAGCAAAGTTTTGATGGCAACAATTCATTGGCACGACAACGAAAACGAGCCAGCTTCAGACGATGATCGGTTTATGGAACAGAGTTGCGATCAATATAACGATTGCCATCATTTTATCGCTTATAGAGGTAAAAACAAAGCTAAATGTTTTTCGTGTCCAGCAGAAATCGCTATCATGTTCTCGGAACAGTCAATCGCAACGGTAACAGGTGTCGCTACAGTAGCTTCGGAGAGGTTTAACAAGCCCCATAAACACACTGTTGATAAATGCGTCATTGAGGATGATGATGATCTAGGATTTCTCGGTTACCACGACGAAGAGGACGATGGGTTCGTACCCTCACTCACGTGCCCGACGCCATGCCCACCGGTGGAACCAAACGTCCTACTGAAGAAAGCTGTTGAGATTGAGAGAAATGAAAAGTACACTCATTTTTCGCCAGATCCTATGTTGGATGGAGTCACACCAACATGCTATAACAATTGTCCCAAGAACATATATAGAGCTTTTCATACAAGACTAAATAGTGGTAATCCAATGAATTTTTGGATAACTGCAATTTATAGTTCTTGTTTCATGAGAACCATCGAGTGGCTGGAACAAAATGATCTTATTCCTAGATGGGATGAAGAACAGCTCTCCCATTTTTGGGAGACGTTGTGGCCTGACTGGGTTCGTAACAAACCACCGCATAGATCCGCCCTTTATAGGAGGACTGTGGACGATTTCAATGAGTTTAAAGCTCGCACAAGCAAAACCTTCATCAAAAAAGAGAAGCTTGATGCTGCGTTCAAAGATCCTCGTTTGATCAACAGTGTTCATCAGGACACCCAAAATCTCCTTGGACCAATGTGTGAACTCATTATGAAACAATGGGTAAAATGGCAAGATGAAAAGAGGGACGAGGAAGGAGCTTATCCTATGGAGGGACTGCTGTTCACAATGGGATTGACAGGGGAACAATTGGCGGAGGACATGTTGAAGAGACCAACTGACTCTTGTGGAGATTGTGGCAAGTTTGATAAGACTATGCATCATCTCTTCAAGTGCAAAAAGATAAGGTTTTACTTGAGGATGCTTAAGTCAGCACCTGACATTATCAAGAGATTAATAATGTTGAGCATGATAGTCATAGTCACAATGCCCTGGCTAACTGCTGTCTTGTTCGGTAAAACTTTCTCTGGCGATTGGGACACACTGTTGGGCAACACCATTCTGCTTATGATGATCTTGTTCACTGCAATTAGGTTAATGGGATGGAGGACTAGAGCTAGGCTCATAGGAGACGACTCAAACTTGAATCTATCCGTAGAACAGGACCAAATTCTGAAACAGTTCCTCGCAATAATTGGCGTTGAGTATGACTCGATAAGAACAAACGGTGAATTTCAAAACTACAACTCGCAA